ATTCAAAAGGAAATGGCACATAAGTATCACCATTCCATACGGTTTCAACACTGTCACTTGTTACTCTGATGTGGTCATCAAGTCCAGGGACATCAATGTCAAGCAGGACAATAAAAACTCCACCATCCGTGAGCTTATTTTTTTCTTGTATGATCTCTGAAGACAAAACAAGAGGCATTATACCTCCTCAAGTTTGATAGATAGATTCCAATATCCAGGAGAAACAGCCTCTGCATTTAAATTGTTGTCTGCAAAAACAACGGTATATGTCTGGTTGTCTACAGGATTAGTCCAGTAGAAGGCAATACCTTGATTTTCATCGAAAAAATCTTTTATAGATTGATAATCTGAATCGTCTATATAATCCCATTTTAATTCCCACTTATGGCGTCCCCTCGATGATCTTGCTCGCACATGGATGTAGTTGCCCTCAGATTCAGACCGTATGGTTGGCTTATAATACTCTTCTTTGATAGGGAAGCCAGGATTGTTTGTATATTTACTGTTGAATGAATCCAACTATTTACCTCCAAGCATATCTCGCAAGCCCCTTACATTCCTCTGGATTGCATCAACAACAATAGGGACTATTATCTCTGATGGATTGACTTTTACATCCTGCTGTCTTGCTGTAATGGGGGTTCCGCTATTATTGTGGATCTCTATCTTGATGTTGGGGGACTTGATTGCACTGCCCAGGGCTTTCATCTGTCCTGGCGTGAATACTGCCTCGTCTTTTCTGATTATTGAGAGTACCTCATCAGGGCCAACACCTGTATGAAATCGAGGGATTAATCTAAACTGCCTTGCCTCATGGGGAAACCCGCCCCCATGCTGGATTGGCGTTGCAACATATGTTTTTGAAAGTGTATATCCGATGCCCGTCTCATAATCCATTGCGACTGTAGAAGGTGAACCACTAAGACTTCCTATTCCCCTAACTATTGCACCTGTAACTTGTTGCCCCAAGATATTTGAAAAAGACCGCATTACACTTTTTGTAAAGCTATTCAGATAATCAGAAAGGCTTTTTAATTTTCCCTCAAAGACATCAAAGAAAAAGTCGCTGAAAGCCTGCTGCATGGCCTGGGCGGTATCAACAGCCATGTCTCTTGCAAGTTGGAATGTTGTTTTTAGATTATATAGATATTCAGTAAGCCCTCTTGCCCAGCCTTCGGTGAAACTTCCTGTGAGTTCTTTCATGGTCATATTGAGCTCATTGAGCTTTGTATTTATCTCTGCTATTTTATCCTCTGCCTGGATGCGGGCTGTGATGTCGCCAGCCTCAATGGCATTCTGTCTTATTTTTTCATAGTATGTGAGAAGTTTTTCATATTCTAATAATCTACCACGGGCTATTGACTCCTTTGACATGGTCATTTCTCTTTCAGCAAGGTCAAGGAGTGCAAGTCGTTTTCTTGATTCTGCTTCAAGCGCCTGTAATTCAAATTCTTCTCTTATCTTTGCCCGTTCTCGATTGCCTTTTTCCTCTATTTCTTTTAAACGTCTTTGATATTCCTCATATGAAATTACACCCTCAAACCAGACCTCACCTAATTCTTTAGTGAGTTTTGTTTCTGCCTGAACACTTTTTTGTATGCGGTTTTCCATTTCATTGGCAGTGGATGTTTGTAACTCATCCATAAGTGTTGCATATCTTTTTTCAGCATCTTCACGCTTTTTAAGGCCATCTTCGTATTCTTTCCATTGTCTTTCCCATTCTATTTGTGCTGTCATCTTTTTTTGCCACTCATTTATCTCTTTCAGGGCGCCGGGCATCTTTTGAAATTTTTCTTTAAGATCTACTGCCTTATTTTTTATATCTTCTACTCTTTTATCGAATTCATCAAAACCAAGATTTAATTTTGCAACATCGGTTTGCAAGTCTCGGAGTGTTTTTTTCCACTCTTCTTCAGTTTTCTTTATATCTTCAGGCAGAACAATATCTTTTCTTCTTCTACCTGTATCTTTTCCTATATTAGGTGGTGTAAATTCTTTCTTTTCCCACTTTTTGACAATACTCTCGATATATTCATCAAATGCTTTGTCATTTTGCTCTGCTTCCGCTCTTAATGCTTTTAGTGCTTCCTTATCACCTTTTAAGGATGGCCATATGCCTCTGGCATAAAGGCCTGCATTCTGCATAAACTTCGCTAACCTTACAGATAAAATTTCAATACCACCAAAAAATTTTTTAACATTATCAAAACAAAAATTAATTACCTCTGTAAGTGTTAAAAAAGCAGGGACGAGAGTCTCACCAATAGAAGTTTTTAATTTTATTACCTCCACGTTTAATTTTGCCTTTGCTCCAGTAAGCCCTTCTGTGGCGAGCTTTGCATTACCTATCTGCCCTTCTGTCTCCCTCATAATACCTGTTAATTCAGCCTGCCTCTTTTCTGCCTGTGTAAGCTCACCAACACCTTTACCTATGGATGCTGCATATTCTTTCCACATAATAGATACATTTTTTGTCACCCCTGCATTGTCTACGAGGATTGAATTTTCATTTTTTAAACCTTCTGTTGCAGATGCTACTGCTTCACCCATTGTAAGATGAGCCTGTCTGTTGAATGCTGCCGCATCCTTTAATCTTTCGATAATCTGTATGGACTCTTTGAGAGAAAAGCCTCTGCTTAAAAGATTTTGAAGTGCCTGCGCCGCCTCTCTTACATCTATTAAGCCATCTTCTGCAAGTTTTGAAGCTGCATTGATTGATGCCCCAATTTCCTCTCCTGCAAATCTGGCAACAGCAGCAAGACCACGAAAGGCATTTTGCATTTTCTCTGCCTCATCAATGGATGACCTGAGAGTAGACACCATCTTATATAATGAAAAACCGGCTACAAGAGTATTAAGGTGACCTTTTATATCTCCAAGTTTGAGTTTGAAGTTGTCCACATCCCTTGCAGCATCCCTGAATTGGCTTTTTAATCTTTGAAATGCTGTATCTGCCTTATTTATTGCTTCTATGACAAGCTGAACTTTATTATCTGCCATTATACAATCCTCTCACTGCAATTTTTTCTGCACATGGAGCATACCACTGGATGCCTGCATTTCTTCTCCTTTTTCTCCTGTCTTTCCTTTATGCCCAGAAACGCCAGCACCGCCTCACGGAAAATCACTTCCCTTGTCCTGTATTTGATATATCGCTCACACTCTTGGAAGGTATATCTCCACTCGATTGCATCTCTTTTTGTGATGTCTCCTCCTGCGAGGAGGCAGACAATGTCGTCGATGACATCAGAAATTGAGCCTGTATCTTTTCTATGGCCTGATTCAGTCTCCCGAAGAGAGAGGAAATCGGGTTCAATACGAAAAAATCCTCAACAACCTCCATCGCCTGCTCAATCTCGAGGGAGAAGGCAAGCTCTTCTGAAAGTTTTTTGAGGTCTTTATCTTTTGGTGACATGCCATCGGGAGTAAGGATTACAGCAAGTGCATCGGGCAGGCGGTCACCAAGAGTGGCAACCAATCCCATCATATCTATATCCGATGGTATTGTCAAACCCTCAAGCACTGTGAGGAGTTGCTTAACCTGCCCGATAACAAGAGGCCTTTGTTGATATGTTATGCCACCGATTTTATATGTTTTCATCAACACCACCTTTTATGTGAACGCAATTGAAATCTCGTCATCGCCGCTGGAACGGTTGAGCTGGCAGGTAATTCCCAGACTTCTTATCCCATCTCTCACATCATCAGAGATGTTGATATACTGCACCTTTGGAGCCTTGATGGTGCAGATGTTGCCAGCTGTTGAGCCGAGGACAAGGGATAGTGATCCCTCGTTGCCGCTTCTCAATTTTCCGAAGAAATCATACGTTGCGACTGTAACATGTTCTGGATCCATTGTCATCGTGGGTTTTCTCCCTGTGATGACTGCGCTTTTATATCCGCTATCTGAATTCGCATCTTTCCTCAGGTTGACTTCATTGTTCATATTGATTTCCAATAGTCCGATCAGGGCGGAATAGCTGTCTATTGAAAATGTCGCTGAGAGGAATGCCACAGGCTTTGTGGACTCGTATGTCACACCCGAGAGCATTGTGCCATCTGTTACGGAGAAATCAGCACCTGTGAACTCAAAATGAAGCCATCCTGGAGCACCGTTTTCAAGCTTTAAACTCACATTGCCCCGAGCTCCCCAGATTTTCTTTATTATCCCATCCTGGTATGCAGCGAGGGTTAGAGAACTGATACTTGATGAGGCAGGAGCATAGGTGACTGATTTTCCTGAGTCTACGGTTTCGCCCAATCCACATGCCTTAAGCAAATTCCCAAGCGCTGGTGCTGTCCCTGCTGTCCCAGAGCCTTTCAGCTCTACATCAAATTCCAACTTTGCGGAACGAACACCTGGAATGCTTGCCCAGGGCGATAGCGAGCTCGATACGTTTTTTCTCTCACCCATAGCAAAATTCGGAGTAAATTTTACATTTGCAGCGAGAAAGGCGTCAGATGCAGATAGTGTTTCGGCTGCCCCTTCGACGGTTTCTTTTTTTGCTGCTATCTGTGTTCTTGCTTCAATTAGTGGCATCTTCTACCTCCTTATTTTCGTTATTTTCTTTTTTCTGGGGTGGTTCAATGGGATTCCCATACTGGTCAAAGTATTTTGTCTCACCAGTGTTGAATTTGTCTTCCATTACCTCTATAGCCTTTTTTTCTTCTGCCTTTCTTGCCATATTAGCCTCCTTTTTTATGTTGGCACGTCAAGATAATGACGTGTCCTGAATGATACTGTATATGCAATTATGCCATCATAGTATCCATTTAACTCTCTTTTTATGCACTTGAAAGGTTCTATATCGGACAATCCCAACTGCTTGCCGTTTATTGCCTGTTCTACCGCCTCAAGTGCGCCATATATTGTGTTTGAATCTGAAGTAAGCAAATTAAACATAATAAGCACGCTGAAAACCATACTATAGATGGGGCGCGGATAATCGCTCACATTCTCATCGCTGTCGAAGACAACATACGCACACGGATATTTGAAGGCCGTAGGTGCAGGAGCCAAAGCAAGAGAAGCCACAGTAGAAAAAATTTTTGTGCCTTCAACGACATTTATAATTACACTTTCAATGTTTGCTATTGTATTTGATGACATCAGACTCTATTTCCCTCA